TCAAAGTGTTTTACGTAATATGTTTACAGAAACCGTATTGTCTTTCTTAGTTGTGTGTACATAAGTGTTTAATGTAGTCTCCGGACTGCTATGCCCTAAGCGTTCTTGCACGTCCTTTATATTTGCTCCATGACTTACCAGTAAACTAGCAGATGAATGCCTTAAAGCGTGTAATGGTATATCTTTTAATCCTAACTTTTTCTTAACAACAGCCCATTGATTTGAAAATGACATAGGATTCATAACGCGGTAATCTCTAGTGCGAAAGAATAGATCCACTTCATCTAATGTTTCCCAGGCACTTTGCATTTCCCTTCTAACTTGCATCTGTTTTATATAAAACGAGTGCACTTCTTCCATAAATTCATTTGGTAGCTCGATCACTCTAGTTTTCCCTCCTCCTGTTTTTTTCTTTCCTTTCGGCGGACCGAGGTATAACTCTTTCGTATTCAAATCATAATTCAAACTACGCTTTATAGTCACGGTATTTTCCACAAAATTAAAATCTTCCTTTGCTAATCCTAAAACTTCGCCGCGTCTTGCAGAAGCATAATAAGCCATTTTAAGCATGACTCTGTCGCGTTCTTTAACTTTGTCTAAACCTCTCAAGAAAACATCTGTAATGTAATCCTCATCATAAATTTCACGTTCTTTTGTTTCCACACGGAGTGCTATGTGTTCCATTGGATTACGGTCAATAATTTCCCATTCATAAGCTTTGTGGAAGATACTCTTTAAGACCATTGTTCGCTTAGTTGTTGATTTCCTTTCATCCTCCTGGATCTCCGCCAAATAATCTTCAATGTGCAGCCTTTTTATTTTTGACACTTTCATTTTTCCGAAGTAATCATTAAGTTCATTTAAATAGTATTTATAATTACTAATTGTTGTTCTTGCTAAATCCTTTACCACGTACTTATCCCACCAACGATCTAATAGGGAAGAGAAACGAATTTCTTCTATTCCTTCGTCGTGATTATTCATGCACTCAAATTCAAATTCTTTAATTTTCTTATTTAATTCTCTTGGACCCTTTGCCGTTACCGTTTTCGTTTTTCGTTTTCGTTTTCCTCTATCGTCGTATCCTTGTTCAATATAAATTTTGTATTTATTTTCTCCAATTTCTTTGTATGATGTCATAATATAGCTCCTTTTGGTAGTGCATTTGGATAAATATCTCTTTTTTATTACGATACAGGAACATCTGTTCTTTTATATGTTATACTACTGGAAATAGAGTTGCAATTGAAATAATAGTTAGACAACTGGAAATTAATTTGTAATAATGAAAATTGTAAGTCTACAGACTGACGACTACCGGTGAGTAGGTCTAAACCTACTCGTTAACGTCTCTTTTTCCGTTCTTCCACAGGTTTCCATTCGTATAGTTCGTCCGTATCACAATGTAAAACAGCAGATATGTTTTTGGCAATTGGTAATGACATTAATCGTTCGCCAGTAGTATAAGTGTGTATCTGTTGTCTTGTGACACCTAAACGATTCGCTAACTCTTGTTGAGTCATACGAGCTTGCAGAAGTCTGTCGGATAAGAGACACCTACCGACATCGTACAAAGACTGCTTACCACCTTACTGGGAGATGTTTTGTAATGAAAAAGAAGGAAACCATCGATTTGAAACATTTATTAGAAGAATTAAGAAAGTTACTAGCTAATTCAAAGTGATTTATTTCGCAACAAGCGAATCAATCTGACTGCTTCCTTAATTTCATCTTCTGTAGCTTCTGTACCGTCAATTATGATTTCATACTTATTTTTAAGTGCGGAAGGGGTTAAGTCATCCTCGACAATAAGATTTCCTTCCGCTGTTGTTAGATCGTCCCCAAAGAAGTAATTCGGACTCACATCGTATATACCTGCAATACTTTTAATCAAATCCAAAGATACTCCATACAAGCCTCGTTCTATTTTAGATAAATTGCTGTAGTCATACCCTAACTTTTCCGCAAGCTCTATAAGAGTGTCCTTATTTTCTTTTCTAATCTTCCTGATTTTACTACCTACGTGTTCCTTCAAATGCATCACCCCCATTGCTCATTATATTGAAATTGGTCTAGAAAACCAACTACAAAAATAAACCATTAAAATTAATTTGTTAATTTAACCAATTTAGTAGTTGACTTGGTTAGTATAACCAATTATACTAAGGTTAATTCATTGGTTGATATAACCAATTTATGCAAGGAGGTGTACAAGTATGAATAATAATATTGCCGACATTCGTAAGAGTAAAGGCATCTCCCAAAAAGAATTAGCTGAAATGATTGGTGTCTCTGCAAATTGGATGAACCATATTGAAAAAGGAAAGCGAAGACCCAGTACTAAAACGCTCGAAAAAATAGCGGAAATGTTGCAAATCTCAATAAAAGATATTTTTTTAGAATAAAATTGGTTAATATCACCAATGTGAAGGCGGTGTAATTAATGAGACGCATTAGAACCGTAAAGGCTCTTCTGGATTATCTAACTTCGATTAATTGTCGGATGGGTAGATCCACGGTGGATAAACTTATTCGCGAAAATAGAATACCTCACATTCGTGTGAGTGATCGTGTACTAATTTTTGATTTAGATGCAATTGATAATTGGCTTTCAATCGAGGAGGTAGCGAAATGACACCAATGGCAACTTTAATTGTTTTCAGTGCAATCTTTATCGCATTGTCGTTCTCCATGGGCATGTTGTGGGAATCGACAAACGGAAAGGGAAAATAAACCCTAAGTAATACCTCGCACCCAGCAATAAATATTCGAAGAGCGGAGTACGCCAAGACGGACCGATTAAATCCCGAGCGACAGCAATAGCCAACGCCATGACATCGAATCTTTACTGGTGGGTGCGAGAGAGAACCTACTAAAAGGAGGAAAAGAAAATGGATCAAATAGTAGTCATGCATAATCGAAAAGCAGTAACTAGTTCTTTAAATGTTGCTAGTGTATTCGGTAAAGAACACAGAGGTGTCTTGAGAGACATTGATAATTTAATAGAGGGGCTTGCACAGATTGGGGCAGACCTATTTTTCGAAACAACTTACATTCACGAACAAAATAAACAAGAATATCGAATGTTTTTAATGAATCGTGATGGTTTCACTTTACTGGCAATGGGTTTCAACGGAAAAGAAGCTCTTCAATTCAAAATGAAATATATCGATGCTTTTAATCAAATGGAAGAACAATTCAAACAACCAATATCAAGCACAAAAGCATTATTACAAGCAGCGCTTGAACAAGAAGAACGAATTAGTGGAGTGTCGGACCGTGTAGAACTGCTTGAAAATAATATGCGGATTGATGGAGCTCAGGAATATCGAATCAATAAAAAAGGTAGAGGAAAAGTAGTTGAATGTATGGGTGGTATGGATACAAAAGCATACAAAGAAATTAGCAAAAGAGCATTCTCACAGTTCTGGAATGAATTCAAAAAATACTTTGAGATTCCTAGATATGGTGATTTGCCTAAAACACGATTTGATGAAGCCTTGCAATTCATTAGTGAATGGTCTCCAAATACAGCTATGCGAATGGAAATCAAGACATTGAACGCTCAACAAAATTTGAACCTAAACGATGGTGAGTTTCAATGAAAAACGGCAAAAAGTTGACTGCTGCTGAAAGGTCACATATTGAATCTAGCAAACTTAAATCTAGCGATTGGTTGCTTGCAAAAAAAGAGTCGGACAAGTGGTTGCTGGTGCATCGTGATGTTGCATCACAAACAAAAGTAATATTTGCACCAACAAAATAAGAGAACAGGAGATGTTAAATATGAAAAGTACAGGGATTGTTAGAAAAATTGACGCTTTAGGTCGTGTTGTTTTACCGAAAGAATTACGTCGCACATTAAATATTGCCGATGGAGATCCAGTAGAAATATTTGTAGATGGTGATCAAATCATCCTTAAAAAATATCAAGCGAATATGGAATGTGCTGTAACTGGTGAGGTATCTAATGAAAATATTTCGGTGTTGGACGGAAAGCTGATTTTGAGCCAAAAAGGAATAATTGATTTGTTGTCTCAACTTCAAGAAAAAATGAAAACGGGTGGTGAATAGAATGGATCTAATACGAGAAAATTTATCAGCGTGGCTTGAAGTAGAACAGGGGATTTTGGATGAAGTTGCACATGATGTTGCAAACTCAGATTCTATTGAAGAAATGGTTATTGCAAAACAAGCATACACAATTCAACAAACAAAAGTTGAAACAATCATGGCTGCAATGAAAATTGCTGAATAAAAATAACCCACTCACTCAGGCCAATGAGTAAGTGAGCAGAAGAAATTTTATATTAGTTACATCTTATCACAAAATCAGGAGGTTTAAACGTGAAAAACGTAAAGTTACTATCCATAAATCTTGAAAACTTTAAAGGTATTAAACAATTTTCGCTAGTTACAAACGGTGAAAGCGTAAGAGTATTCGGTGACAATGCTACTGGTAAGACAACCTTATTAGACGGTTTCTTGTGGCTGTTATTCGACAAGGATTCGCAAAACAAAAAGGATTTCTCTATTAAAGCACTTGAGACTACTGGTGATGAAGTTCACAACTTGAATCATATCGTCGAAGCTACTTTCAATATTGATGGAACAGAAGTTCTTTTGAAAAAAGTGTACTTCGAAGAATGGGTTCAAAAGCGCGGATCTTCTTCAAAAGAATTCAGTGGTCACAAAACAAAATATTACATTGATGAAGTTCCTAAAAAGAAAAAAGAGTATACAGATTACGTCGCAGAACTAGTCGAAGAAGAACTCTTCAAACTGATTACAAGCCCTACTTTCTTCAACGAACAGATTAAATGGCAGGACCGTCGTAAATTACTTTTAGAAATAAGCGGTGATATTTCAGATGATGAAGTTTTTGCTTCTGATAACCAACTTGCTGGATTAAATCTTATTTTAAAAGGTCGTTCCCTTGATGATCATCGAAAAGTGATTGCTGAACGTCGGAAATTAATTAATGAAGATTTGAAAACGATTCCTATCCGAATTAATGAAATCAATAAATCTATTCCAGTGGATGTTGTCGATATTGAGTCACTCAAAAATGATTCGAAAGATATCGAAAAACAAATGGATGAAAACAAAACACTTATCCATAACATTCAGAATGGCCAAGCATTGCAAAGTAAGCAGTTGGAGCTAGGCAAGGTTCAAAACGATTTAGAAACCGTTAAACGTACTTTTGAATCGGATTCGAAAGAGAAATTGTATCAACTACAAACTAAGCTGCAAGAAGAACAAAGTAATTTAAAAATAAATGACATGAAAATCTCTGAACAAAATCAAGGAATTAGCTATGCAAATGGCAATTTAAAACGCATTAACGAGGATCTAGTTAAGCTACGCGATGAATGGAAACATATTAATGCAAAACAATTCGAACATGTCGAAGAATGCGTTTGCCCAACATGTGAACAAGACTTACCAGTTGATCAAGTAGATGCTGCACGACAAAAAGCGCTCGAATCATTTAATGCAAAAAAATCGACGATGTTAGCGGAAATTGATACTAAAGGAAAGGGTATTGCACAAAACAAAAATAAATCCCTTGAAGATATCAATTCAAACATTGCCAATCTTGAAAAATTCAACACTATTAGAAGCGAAAAAGTGAAACAGATAGAGAAAGTTGCTGCTGAAATTGCAACGCTTAAAGGGACTTTAAAAGACGTTTCTGAATCACCTGAATACATCAAGTTTATGAATCTAGGACAAGCTTTAGAACAAGAAATCGCAAGTATTAAAAATCAGTCAGAACAAGCTACGGTTGATATTAAAAACGCAAATATCCAACTTGCATCTAAGAAACATTTAATTGATGCGGAAATCGCTGAATATGCGAACATCGGCAATCTGAAAGCAAGAATACAAGAATACGAGGAACAAGAGGAAATGCTTGCAAAAGAGTATCAGAAACTGGAGCACCAAGTATTCCTTACGGAAGAGTTTGTTCGTAGAAAAGTGGAGCTCCTTACAGAAAAAATAAACGCTAAATTCAAACTGGCTCGTTTCAAATTATTCGAAAATCAAATTAATGGCGGTTTAAACGAGGTATGTGAAACGACTTATAACGGAGTGGACTACGGTTCCTTGAATAACGCAATGCGTGTCAATGTAGGTTTGGACATTATCGAAACCTTATCCAACCATTACGGAATTGTGGCACCAATATTTGTGGATAATGCCGAAGCTGTAACCAAGTTAAACGCAATAGATGCACAGATTATTAGCTTAGTAGTTTCAGAACAAGATAAAACATTAAGAGTGGAATCGAAAGGTGACGACAACCTAACTATTTTGAATATGGAGGTTATCTAAATGACTGAAACAGTCGTAGTCAAAGTGGAATCGTATAACGATAGAGATGGATGCAGTAGAGAACAATTGCTGATTAACGGTGAATCAGTGATGTATGCTGGACCACTTTGGGAATGTCCAGAGGACGCAACTTTAGAACGTGATCTATTAGGTCCCAGTGACTTCGTGAGCCTACTTGAAAATTTAATTAAAAATCATAACGGCAAAAAAATAAAATTCGAATATGAAGAAGTGGAGGAATTTTAAATGACAAATCAATCAGTAGCACTAATTCAAAAAGACATCACAGATGCAGTTAGCCAGAACATCGAAAGGTTGCAGAGCGAGGGGCTTTCGCTTCCTTCGAACTATAGCCACAGTAACGCTTTGAAAAGCGCTTTTTTCAAACTACAGGAAACGGTAGATCGTAGTGGCAAGCCTGCGTTAGAGGTGTGCACGAAGGAATCAATTGCTAACGCTTTACTGGACATGGTTGTACAAGGTTTAAGTCCTGCAAAGACACAGTGTTATTTCATAGTTTATGGTAGCAAATTGCAACTAAATCGCTCTTACTTTGGTACACAAGCGGTATTAAAACGCTTAACGAACGTTAAGGATATTTGGGCAAATGTAATCTACAAAGACGACGAATTTAATTATGAAGTTGATCACGGGCGTGAAAAGTTAGTTAGTCACAAAACAGCTTTTGAAAACCGGGACAAAGAATTACTCGGGGTATATGCAATTATTCAAACGAATGATAATGAGGAAATACTCACAATCATGACAAAAAAAGAAATCGAAGTATCTTGGGGCCAGTCGAAAACTGGACAAGCTGTACACAAAAAATTCCCACAAGAAATGGCAAAGCGAACGGTAATAAATCGTGCAGCAAAAGCCTTTATCAATACGAGTGACGATAGTGATTTATTAGCGCAAGCTATCAACGATACAACAGAAAATGAGTATGAAAGAAAAGAAATTAATCCGCAGCATGAAGTCGATGAAAAAGCGAATACCGAAGATTTAGATATTAAACCAGACAAACCAATCATTGATATGCCTGTTGAAAATCCTGTCAACGAACCAGAGCCGACGTTAGAACCTGAACCACAGCAAGTTGAAGAAGAAGGACCAAGCTTTTAATGATTGAAATCAAAACTCTTGCTACTGGGAGCAAAGGAAACTGCTATTACGTGACAGATGGGGTAACACCCATCTTGATCGAATGCGGTATTTCATTCAAACAAATTCAACAAAAATTAAACTTTCAAACTACCGATATTGCTGCATGTTTGGTTTCGCATGAACATCAAGATCATTGTAAAGGTATTGACGGAGTTTTAAAGGCTGGCATTCGTTGTTATATGAGCGCAGGAACAAAAATGGCCATTAATCGAGATAATCATCATCGTATTAAAACCGTCGAGAATAAAAAGCAATTTACTGTTGGAACTTGGACCATATTACCTTTTGATGTGCAGCACGATGTCTCAGAACCATTTGGCTTCTTATTAGCCAATGAAGATGGTGAGAAGCTCTTGTTTGCTACCGACACGTATTACATCAAATATAAATTTAAAGGGCTGTCACACCTCATGATTGAAACGAATTATTGTCAATCGGTGCTAGATACCAATGTAGAGTCTGGTCGCATCCATCCATCCATGAGAAAACGTGTTATGAAGTCGCATTTTAGCTTAGAAAATGTAATTGAATTTTTAAAGGCTAATGATTTATCGAACCTTCAAGAAATTTGGTTGCTGCATCTATCGGATTCAAATAGTGATGAAGAATTGATTAGAAATGAAGTTGCGAAAGTTACAGGGAAATTAATTCGTATTCCATAAGAAAGGAGTCGCATCATGAGTGAAATCACATGGATCAAACTTAAAACAGATATGTTTGATAACCAAAAAATTAGATTGATTGAAGCTTTACCAGAAGGCGACACGATCCTAGTCATTTGGATAAAGCTACTTACCTACGCTGGGAGAACAAATGCGAACGGATTCATTTTAATCAACGAGGATATAGCTCTTACTGTTGAAGAAATGGCCATTATCTTTAATCGTCAATTAAATGTAGTTCGTCTCGCGTTAGAAGCATTTAAACGATATGGAATGATCTCGATGCATAACGAGATTGTCCGGATTAAAAATTGGGACGTCCATCAAAATATTGAAGGTATGGAACGTGCTAAACAGTTGAATGCAGAACGTAATCGCAAATATAGAGAGCGTAAAAAGTTAGAGTTACCAGCTGTTGCACAACAAAGTGACGTTAGCGTGACGTCACGTGACGAAACAGATATAGATTTAGACTTAGAACTAGAACTAGATAAAGAAAAAGATATAAAGAATAAAGATATACGTGATTTATTCAATCACTATAATTCTAAAAATATCATTCAACATAAAAATTTAAACAGTTCCATAAAAACAGCTATTGCCTCAAGACTTAAAGATTATAGCTATGAGCAACTTGTACAAGCAATTGATAATTACGCAATTGTATATTCCAGTGAAGATTATTGGTTTACAACAAAGTATGCTCTCGCTGACTTAATGAGAGACAAAGATGTTCGAAAGTTCATTAATGATGCAGAACCATTAAAAAACTTTGTAGCGAATCGTAGTTTTGGAGGTAAAACAAATGGAAGACAAGGAACTAATCAAGCGGCTGGAAAACAATATGCAGATGGCCTTAACTTCTGAGATATGTGATCAACATGAAGATTTAAAAAAAGAAATCCATTTGATGAACATTGATGGAGAAATGAAATGTCCTTTATGCGAACGTGATCGTTTAAATGCGGAATCGGAGCAAATAGAGACAGTCAAATTGATCAACGCTTTAAATCGTCAAGAATATAACGTATTTGCCCATAAGAGCGAGTTAAAGGATGAAGGGTTACTAGAAGTGTCATTCGGTACTTACGAAGCTCTAACGGAAGAAGAAACGACAAATAAGCAGCGCGCAACAGAAGCTTATCAAAAATTCCAACAGGGCGAGAGGTTTAACGTTTGGCTAACAGGATCACCGGGGGTTGGTAAATCACATCTTGCAATGTCCATCCTACGGAACTTGAATGAGCGAGGCAATAAAGATAAGTCCTGCTTATATATTTCGGTTGATGAAATGTTGCTTAAAATTCGTGACAGTTTCAACAACAAAGAAAGCAAATACACGGAACATTACTTTGTGGATCTGTTATCAAATGTTGATTATCTCGTACTCGATGACTTAGGAGCTGAAACAGGAGGAACTGGAACCGTAAAGAAGGCAACAGACTTCACGTTAAGAGTTCTTTATTCAATCGGTAACGCTAGGCAAAACAAATCAACCATCATTACTACTAATCTATCAAGAATCGCTTTAGAGGGCATGTATGACCAAAAATTAGTATCTCGATTGATGAAAGATACGTATTTAATCAACTTTAAAATTACATCCGATAAGCGAATTAAAAATATTGAATTTTAGGGGTGTAAAACGTGAGCAACTACACACGCCAACAAGAAAGAAAGTCGCACATCGAACAAAAGAATAATGAAATCCCCGTGAGATATGAAGGGGACATTCGTAGATTCTTGGAATATTGCGTAGCTACAGATCAACCTGATTGTATCGAATCAATGTTGGATTACCTGTATGTATCGTTAAAAGATCAAAGAATCAAAAAGAATACGTGGGAAAGACGGCTTGCAGCTATTCGCAAACATTTGTCTGTCTCGTGTGGGGCGTTGTTCGACAAAGAAAAAGAAGTGGCAAGAGAATTGGGAGCTATGAGGAAAATATATCATGATGCCGAATTTTTAGAGCTAACAAAAGTCGAAGGGCAACCAGTCGCCGATAAGCAAGAGTTGATTGTTTTAATCGAAAAGCTTCCAGTGAGAGAAAAAGCAATTGCGTTGATTAACTTGATTACAGCGAACCGCCCTAGTGAAATGGTTCGTTTGAAAATAGAAAACTTCGACTTAGAAGGTCGTGCCGTCAGTATCTATCTTAAAAAGCAAGGGACGTGGCACGACAAGCGTTTAACGCAAGAAGCGGTAAAAGCGGTAAGGGAGTATATAAAAGCCTTTAAATTGAAACCTAGTGACTATTTTGTAGGTCGTGTATACAAGGGCGGACGTTATGAAAGTGTAAAGATAAGCGAAATTGGTTATACGAAAGCGATGCGAAGGTATTTATCGCATAATCCATACACATTAAGGAAAACACAAATATCAGATATGCACAAAACGGGTGCTGATATTCCGACAATCAGTAAACAAGTAGGCATCAAGTGTAAACAGACGTTAGTAAATCATTATTTGACAGTCGCTGACTCTACTGTAGACAAATTTATATAACAACAAAGGGGAATGAAACTATGAAAATTAAAGAAATTTTAGAACTTACGGAAACAAAACTTATCGCAGAAATCGCTAAAGAACATCTTACGATTGGAGAGAAACCTGCAAGAACAGCTTTAAAACGCGCTGGATGTTATACGATCGTGGGCAGAATAGGGTGGATTTTTGATGAAGCTGAGAATCCAACGAACTTAGAACGTTCAATTTATGATTTTTGCAAAGAGGACAAATAAAATGGCTAGTAAATGGGTACCAGGACAAGGCTTCTTCCTTGTCCAACACTCAGGGCCTATCGACCGTGCGCAAAACAGAAAAAACCTTGAAACATTAGAAATAAGGTTGCAAGAAGCGGAAAAAAAGAATTGGGGGTTTAAAAGTGTCAAAAACGAAATTAGATTTGAATGATAAACATCACCAACTATTGATAGCAACGCTTTCTGCTTTCATTAACGACTTTGGTTACTCCCCTAGGGAGATGTATGAACTGTTGGAAAACACAAGACGACAAACATTCAACACTTTTATGGAAATGCACAGGGAGGCGGAAAATAAATGATTGGACAAAAAGTTACTTTCTCAAAAGAATCCAGAAGACAAATAATCATTGGTGATCTACAACGCATTGGAGTGCATGAAGGTTCAAAAGGTGAAATTCTTGATGCTTTAGACTACTCCACTTTACGCTGCATGCTAAGTGTTAAACAGGCGGTGAATTCATGAGCAGTGTTGGTACTTTCAAAAAAGACAACTCTAAACCTGTAGAGGAAATACTTGAAAACGCTCGGATCATTAACGTGATTACATCTCATGATGCCACGTTAAAAAACCCACACGAAATCGCATTCGTAGTTTCAAAGTTTCGTAGTTACGAAGACTACAAGCAAGTCGTTAGGCATGAAGCATGCTCAAAGAATCCACAATTAAAGCACGGTGCATATAGTGAACATTTATTATCAGCAATGTTTAAGGGGTGGTAAGCGTGACGCCAAACGAAAGAAAGAAACTCAAACAGGAAAGAGAAAAGCTGAAAGTCTACCGCAATCGTTTAATGGCATTGAAAGATGTAATGCCACATGACGAGGAGCTTTGGAGTGATAACGATAAAATCGTTAAGTTTTTTGAAACTGGACAAGCCAGAAAGTACGAGGATAAACTCAACCTCCCAAATATTAAACCTGGTGCACCAACAGTTAAAAGACCGAAACGTGCAGAAATTACAGTGGAGCTAACTGTTGAGAAATATAAAGAACTGAAAGCAAAAGGCGTTAGCGACAATGCGGTAAAAGATGAGTATGGTTTTCACTCGAATAAATTCAACGCTTGGAAAAAGAAAAATAACCTAATGAAAACGGAGGCTGACAAAGTGGAATTGACTGTAGCTGTGTACAAAGAATTGAAAGCAAAAGGCCTTACTGATCAAGAGATTGCCGATAAATTCGACAAGAAAATTGGTTCGGTGTACCAGTTTAAGAGTGTTAATGGTTTGACTAATCAACCAATTAAACCTGTTGAAAATGAAGCTGTATCAGTGGAAGTTGATTCAGCCCACCTGAAAGATGCTGTCGATACTTTGGAAAAGGAATTAGAAGAAACAAATATCTTCGCAAGTGGTGAAGCTTTAAGAGTTAGTGAGTTAGAACAACAATTACATGATTCAAACTTAAAAAACAGGGGATTAGAAACGAGTTTAGAAGTTTATCAAGGAAATGTATCGGAATTAAATGAAGCATCTGAAAACGCTCGAAATGCAGAAAGGAAGGCTATACAAGAATTAATCGATTACGAAAGAGAATATCGAAAATTAGAAGTCGATTATCATAATCAGTCTGGTGAGCTTACTCGATTAAAAGCAATGCTTGAAAAGTTAAAACATACCAGTCAAATAAATGTTTGGTTGATGAAACAGCATATTGGATTTGTGGAGCAAGCGGATGAACTGGCGGAGGTGAACTTTCGATGAATTTAGCAGAATTATTTAAAATACAAGGTTATCTGGATGAAAGAATTGAAAATGAACATCCGGCTCATGCAGGTGAAGATCGCGTAGCTAAAAAGATATTAGCTTTACAGGTCGAGCTTGGAGAGTGCGCTAATGAATGGCGAGGATTTAAGTTTTGGAGTTCCAATCAGGAGCCGAGAATATTGTCGCCTATAACAAATTGGGGAGAACCTTTCAAAAATCCGCTTTTAGAAGAGTATGTAGATTGTCTCCATTTCATTTTGTCGATTGGGTTGGAAGAGGAAATATACTCGGATGCCTATACATTAGAATTCGAATCACTTAAAGAAGAAAACATAGTGGATCAGTTTTCGAGGGTTTTTAGATCTGTGCATGATTTCGAATATGGCGGTTGCGTTGAACACTACTATTTGAAATTAGTGAAGTGGTTTAGCGGTCTAGGTGAAATGCTCGGCTTCACATGGGAACAAATCGAACAGGCATACTTCGAGAAGAACAAAATCAACCACGAACGACAAAACTCAGGTTATTAGGATATGGCTCGCGTGATTACTACTCTATTCAAACGAGGTTTAGTCATATGTGGTCATTTGAATAAAGGTGAGATTACTAGTTTAAAAGAGGAAGGTTGGGTTTGTGAAAAACGACCTAACATCAACAAACATGGTATTTCAGTAAAAGAAAAATAGGAGGCAAGTAATTGAGTATCTGTAAACGTTGTAACAGACCGCTTAAAACACAAATGTCAATCGATACCGGATACGGTCCAATTTGTAAGAAAAAGCATGACGAAGCGGAAGAGGAGTTTCTTAAACGCCAAATCACTATAGATGATGAAATAGCATACAGAGAGAAAATGAAAGCTTGAGGGGCTTCGTGCCCCTTTAATTATAAAAGGAGTGACGAATTGAATATCTTTTTTGAAATACCAGGCAATATACAAGCGCAAGAAAGACCAAAGTTTTCTACAATAAACGGTCATGCAAGAGCGGTAGATCCAATTAAATCAAGGGATTTTAAACACTTTGTAAAGATGGTTGCTGCAGAACATGCACCAGCTGCATTAATTGAAACTGAAATTCGACTATTCGTAGATATTTATAGACCAATTCCTAAGTCTATGAGCAAAAAAAACCGTGCTTATGCAATATCTGGTGCACTAAGACCAACAAAGAAACCGGACTTGGACAATCTAGTAAAAGGAATTAAAGATGGTTTAAGCAAAGTGATCTGGCACGATGATGCACAGATAGTTGAAATGACTGTTCGGAAATTCTATTCAGAGAATCCTAGAGCTGTTGTAAAAATCGATTGGTGAGTTGAAAAAAGATTAAAAGGAGCAACTAACATGACAAATATTGAAGTTATAACGCGTGTAAGACTGTTTTTAGAAGGTAACGTAAAAGAAGATTTGGATGGTAAATTATCAGCTCGCGGCGAAGATAGTGCTTCTCTTTATTACGTTGGTAAATCAGTTCAAGGACCATCAGAAGAAATTCAAGTCATGAAAGACGATGGGGAAATATTCACGCGTCCTACTGGTAGTAAAAAATGGTTTACTACTGACATCTTCTGTGATTGTTTCCGAACTTGCAGCCACTGTAAAAAGTTGATGATTGAGGGCTATGTAATCGAAGATGGCGAAGATTATTATTGTTCGGACGAGCATTTAGAAACAAAGTACACGAGAAAACAGTTCCTAGAAATGTTTGATGATGGTAAAGGCGATTCATACTGGCACGAGTGGTAATGCGCAATAGACAACAAATAGGGGGTATAACATGCAGTATCAAACGATAGGTAAAGGAGAGCCACTAGTTTTTATTCATGGTCTTGGACAAACCCAAAATGCTTGGGAGTTACAAAAAGAATTGTCTGATCAGTTCCAGTTGTTCATTCCGACACTAAGAGGCCATGGGGAATCGTTAGTCACTGAAAACATGACGTTGTTCCATTTCGCACAAGACATATTAAAAATGTTGGATGAAAACGGCATTTATTCGGCTCATTTTTGCGGATTGTCCCTCGGTGGAGTGATTGTTCAAGAGATTCATAGTCGAGCGCCAAAACGTGTGAAATCCATGATTCTAGCTAACACCACAAGCTATGTTCCTAGTTTTGCATTTGACTTAGCGATTCGAGATAGAAAAAATTCATTGCAGCAATTATCCGATGAACAATATATAGCACAGATCGCGTGGAATACATTGCACAAACCAACAGAAAAAGAGTTGCATCAAGCCGTTAAAACATTTCGAATTAACCGAGAAGCGTATATACCATCATCTAGGGCAATTCGTGGGATTAACTATTTACCTTTGCTCAACACGTCTACACCTATACACATTATTGCTTCTAGTAATGATAACGTCACACCTTATTTATACAATGCACAGGTAACGAAAATGTGGGCGCATAAGGCTAAGATAAGCGTTTTAAATAATACGGGGCATCTATCGAATATACAAAAGCCGATGCAGTTTAATCAGATCGTTCGGGAATTTGTTGGGAAGCAGTAGACAACAAAAAGCGACATAGGAGGTATGAAAAATGTCTTTCTCAGAAATGAGTAAAAATGAAGCTGTACAACTTATAGAAGCAAAGATAAAAGGTGAACAAAATTGTTATTCATCAATCGTTAATGAAGCTGTACGAATGATAAAAGAAGAACGTAATAAGGTTGAACTATATGAAAAAGCATTATTGAAAATAGTTGAAACCCCAGAAGATTCTTATAACACGTTTGAAGAAGCATATTTAGAAACTGTAAACGTTGCATTGGAAGTATTGAACATAGAGGAGTAATCTATGTCACAGTTCGACTCATAAAGCACAACACTTCGGAAATACCGAATAGTTGACCATATTGTTAACACCAACAAAAAGGTAAAGGAGAATGAAAATGAACATACCAATCATTTATTTTGTTGCTGTCATTAAAGACGGTGTGATGTACTGGCAAGACGATAAGATTTATCGCACAGAAGAAGGCGCTAAGAAGCGTAAAGATAAATTGTTATCCGAGCATCCAAAGCAATTAACTGTACTGTATGCAGATGATTTTAAACAAATCTGAGGGGGAATTGGAATGATAGATGCTCAACTTTCAATGCTTTTGGTTCAAACTATCTACGCAACTAAAGATGCTAAGTTAATCGAGGCTTTCGAGCTTATCGCGGATCAAGCATTAAACTCGGAAAAACTGGAAACAAAATTAGCTGTAGTTGAATTGTATGCAGATTATGGTGTAGATCAAGCGAATACGTTGAAAGAAAAAAACACTCAGCTTCGTGAAGCTTTGGAGTTTTATGCAAGTAGTGAAAACTATCAAGTCAATTTAGTTGATCAATGGGGACCCGAAATAAACGTCATGATAGATGGTGGAAATAAAGCGCATAAAGCATTGGAGGAAATTAAATGATTAACAGAATTGTACTTGTTGGAAGATTAACGAAAGATGTAGATCTAAAATATACTCCTTCTGGAGTGGCGATGGCTCGATTTACTTTAGCGGTAAACAGAACTTTTTCTAACAGTAAAGGGGAAAAGGAAACAGATTTTATTAATTGCCAAGTGTGGAGAAAACCTGCTGAAAACGCAGCTAACTATTTGAGTAAAGGTAGTTTGTGTGGTGTGGAAGGTCGTATTCAAACGGGTAGTTATGAAGGGCAAGACGGAAAGCGTGTATATACTACCGATGTTGTTGCAGATAGCGTTCAATTTTTGGAACCGAACAAAGACAAAGGGAAGCAAAATAGTTCTCCTACAACTCAACCTCAACAGAATTATCAGCAGTCAAACCAGAGTGCTGATAATCAAACGAATTATACAAGGGTTGATAATGATCCGTTTGCAAATAGTTCTGGTCCAATAGAAGTTTCGGATGATGATTTGCCATTTTGATTTGAAGGAGTGAAGTGAGTGGAAATCAATCAAGAATTATATGAAAAGGCAAAAGTTTTTTTCGATAAACTCGTTGAAGGACTTCGAAAAATAGCACAGGCCATTGTAAAAGTTTTGGATTGGATTAAAGAAAAATCAATCGATCTATATCAATTTGAAGAGGAAAAACCATTATCCAAAAGGAATCATCATAAATTAGATCTCACTCGACAAAAGATGCAGCATCAAGTCATTGAATGTAAGCCAAGGAATCTAATCAAAAAGATTATTCATTGAAGGAGTGGACTGGTTGGAAATCATTAAGAACTATGTAGACCTTTGCAGAAAGATTGAAATTGTGGAAACGCAGCTCTTTCAAGTAGATATTGATTTAGATTACTGGTTTGGTAGAGGTAGAATGCCATTCACAGGCACTGGTGCAGATGATTTCGGAGTTATCGCATCGATAGAAAACATTCAGCATTACCATGATAAGAAACATAGATTGCAGAAGATGCTCGATTTTTATCAAGATATTAAGAATGAAACAGGCGAGAAGATTGATAAGCTTGAAGGGTTATCTTGTCAGGTGGCTAAAATGAAATACATGGAGAATAAGTCATACAAGCAGATTGCAGAAGAATTGGACATGTCTTATGGATATATCAGAAGAATTGCTTCAAAAGGTAACAAAGAGGTAACAATTAATTTGCAAAATGCAACTACCGAATTATAATGAAAACAAAGAGCTATTGTACACGCGTTGTGGTGGTGTATGTATTATACTAACTTAATATAATTAAATAAGGCGCTGTTGGTCGCAGCATATCCAAAGTTTTTTCATTGCAAACGTGATAATTGAGTAAATAATAAGTGTTGCGAACGCTATTAAAAACAACCCAATTGTAAAAAATAGCATGATAAATGAATAAATAATAAGAGTGCTTACGTTAAATCGTGAGTGCTTTTTTAATGTCGTAAAAAGCAAATAGCGTAAATGGGGTGATGCCATTGATTGAACGTAAATTAAATCCAAAGCAACAAGCCTTTGCAGACCATTATATTGAAATAGGTAGTGCAGAAGAGGCGGCATTGAAGGCAGGTTATAGTAAAGCTTACGCAAGAGGTAAAGCTTATACTCTGTTGGCAAATGTCGGCATTAAAAAATATATAGAAAATCGCATGGAAGAATTGAAGTCCGAGCGAGTAGCAAATCAACAAGAAATACTAGAATACTTAACAAGCATTATGCGAGGTCAACAACAAGAAGAGGTACTTCGTGGTATTGGTGAAGGTGCTCAAACGGTTGATGATATTGACGTAAGCGCTAAAGATAGAATCAAAGCTGCTGAAATGCTAGGGAAACGTTATGCGATGTGGACAGAAAAACAACAAGTAGAAGTAACTGGCGCGGTTCAGTTCATCGATGATATAAGCGGTGAAGTAAATGACAGTTAAAAAGCTATCTGAACTCCTTCCTACCGCTTTTCATCCTGCATGGAGAGCTTCTGTAGCAGAAGACATTTTACATATTGTATGTAAAGGCGGTCGTGGTTCTGGGAAATCGTCAGATGTAGCGCATATTATAACCCAATTGATTATGCGATACCCGGTCAATGCTGTTGGTATACGTAAAGTCGATAATACTATTGAAACCTCCATATTCGAACAAATGAAATGGGCTATTAATGAACAAGGAGTGTCTCACCTTTTCAAAATAAATAAATCACCAATGAGAATTACATATATCCCAAGAGGGAATTATATGATTTTCCGAGGTGCTCAAGATCCAACGCGGATTAAGTCATTAAAGAGTGCTAACTTTCCCTTTGCCATTGCATGGATAGAGGAATTAGCTGAATTCAAAACAGAAGAAGAAATAACGACTATCACCAACTCTCTATTACGTGGAGAACTGGATGATGGTCTTTTTTATAAATTCTTTTACACATACAACCCTCCAAAACGCAGACAATCATGGGTTAACAAGAAATATGAGAGTTCGTTTCAACCAAAGAACACATTTGTTCATAAATCAACGTATTTAGACAATCCTTTCATTTCAAAGCAATTCATCGAAGAAGCCGAAGCGACCAGAGAACGAAGTGAGTCGCGTTATAAATGGGAATATGGAGGAGAAGCAATTGGCTCTGGAGTAGTGCCGTTTGATAACTTAGTGGTTGAACCTGGATGCATTACTGACGAAATGGTCGCTCAATTCGATAACATTCGAAACGCGGTCGATTTTGGATACGCTACTGATCCACTCGCTTATGTGCGATGGCATTATGACAAAAAGAAAAATGGTATTTATGCTATTGATGAACATTATGGGCAAAAGATAAGCAATAGAGAGTTAGCGAAATGGTTAATTAAAAAAGAATACCAATCAGATGACATTGCAGCAGATAGTGCAGAACCGAAGTCTATTGCAGAATTAAAAAACGAGCATGGTATTAAGCGGATGTATGGAGTAAAGAAAGGTCCAGATTCGGTTGAATACGGAGAACAATGGTTAGATGATTTAGATTTCATTTGCATAGATCCATTGCGTACTCCGAAAATTGCGTGGGAATTCGAGAACATCGATTACCAAACCGATAAAGATGGAAACCCTAAACCTCGATTAGAGGATAAAGACAACCATACAATTGATGCTACAAGATACGCATTCGAACGTGATATGAAAAATAAACAAGGATTAGTAATCCTAAGGTAAGGAGGTTCGAAAAGATGCCGGATCCATTTAGTGTGACACATGGCGAGGAACTAATCGCTATCATTGAACAAAATGCACCTAAACAAGAAGATGTTATAAAAGAAATATATGATTCGTTTGATTCAAGGACCATGCTTGAAGGCGTTAATTATTATTTTAAGGAATCAGACATTAAGCAACGTAAAATCATGGCCACGGATGAAGGTGGTAACGTGGTTCCAGATAACGATGCTACAAACAATAAAATTGCATCTGGATTCCATAAGATTTTAGTGGATCAAAAAGTTGCATACTTATCGGGTGAACCAATGGTATTTGGTTCAAAAAGCGAGGATGCTAAGACACTTGAATTGATTGATGAACTACTTGGAGAAGAATTCGAGGATGTATTGCCAGAGTTAATCATTAACGTGTCAAATAAGGGAAGAGAATGGATGCACCCTTACGTCAATGAAGATGGCGATTTCGAATACATGATTGTACCAGCAGAAGAGTTCATTCCACTTTTTGACCGTAAAAAGAAAAGAAAGCTTGTGGCTGGAATTCGTTTCTATCCTATAAGCGAGGATGTCATTAAGTTTGAAATGTGGACAAGTAAAGATGTCACATATTACGAAATGATAGGCGACAAACTGGTATTAGATGTGAATGAAGAAGTTAATCCTGCACCTCATTTTTGGCAAGGAACCAAGGCAATGAATTGGGGAGATGTTCCGTTTATTGAATTTGCGAATAATGAAGCGCGAATATCTGATTTACATTTCGTAAAAGGTGAAGTTGATGCTTATGACCGTTTGGTTTCGGATGCACAAAACACGCTTGAAGATATGCAATCGTTGATATATGTCTTGAAAGGCTACGAAGGAACTAACTTAGCGCAGTTTAATACACAATTAAAACGCTATAAGGTTATTTCCATTGCAGCAGACGAGGGCGCTGGTGTAGATACATTGAAAGCGGAAGTGCCTGTAGAGGCGTATAAAACACAATCAGATAAGTTGATGGATAACATATATGCGTTCGGTCAAGGTGTGAATCCTTCTCCAGATATTATTGGTAATGCACCGAGTGGGGTTGCATTGAAAAATCTCTACTCGTTATTGGATATGAAAGCCTCTATGTTAGAGCGTAAATTTACATTATCTTTGCGCAGATTTATGTGGTTTGTATCTGAGTATGCGAAGTTTAGTAAAAAAGGTGATTTCAATTACCGTGATATAACATTTACATTTAGCAAAATGTTATTGACGAACGAAGCGGAAATCATACAGATGGCTAGGGATTCTGACGGGGTTATTTCCAAAACTACTATTCTTGAAAATCATCCTTGGGTAAAGGATGCCGAACTCGAAAAACAACGGTTAGAAGATGACGCTTTGCTTTATGGCGATAGCTTAGAGCCTTTAGGTGGTGAAGGTGATGGATCAACAGGAGATACAGAAGAAGATTGATGAATTAATTACACAATCAGAAACCGTTATCGAAGAAGTGTTTGCCAGAAGATTAAAAGAGCTGCTGTACATGGTAAGCGATATTTATCGGAAATATACCGTTAAGGGTAAAGATCCTTCGTATACCGATTTAAACAAATACAATCGATTGCAAAAAGAATTAGAACTGATTAAGAAAACGTTAAATGCAGACTATCGGGCGGTTGTAAAAACACTCGAGAGTGCACAGGAAACGATTTATATACAAAACTACCTAATGGCAGCGTATCTGTTAGAAATGACAGCAGAGGAAGATATGGGCTTCTCACTTCCATCTATGGAGACAATACAAGAAGCAATACTTAGTCCAATTGAATTCCTAACTCTTCCAAAAGTTATGGAGAATCATCGAAATGAACTAATTAGACGCATCCATATTGAAATCACTCAAGGCTTCATTGCTGGTGAGGGATATGCAAACATTGCTCAAAGACTTCAAAAAGCATTAGGCTTCTCACAAAAGAAAGCTAGGTTAGTAGCGCGAACAGAAGGTGGCCGTACAAGGTCGATTAGTAGTGAAGCGGTAGCAGAACAAGCGAGTAAACATACGAAACTAGGCAAAGTATGGATGAGCTCATTGGACTTGCGTGTGAGAATGTCACACAGAGCGTTAGACGGAAAGAAAGCAGATGCAGAAGGCTACTTTCACTATAAAGGTTTAAAGGCTAAAGCTCCTCTTTTATGGGGTAATGCTCCAATGGATATCCAGTGCAGATGTGACGTTCTTTACACCGTAAACGGTATGCTTCCACAATATCGAAGAGGCAGAAATTACATGGATGAGGACTACCAGAAGAAACTTAAAGAACGAGTAAATAAATACATGGATGAAGGCAAGACGTTTCTCCAAGCTTTCAAAAAAGCGGATAAAGAGATTAAGCCGCCGTCAAAAGTGTTTGATTACGTCACTTATGATGATTGGAAAGATAAATTTGCAACAGCTAAATAAGAGAGGGTGCTCTGGATGATTGATAAAAGTGAAAAGTATCTGAAATCCATCGACAATACGCTTGGTGATATTTTAAAAGAGTTGAAACGTCAAAGGCAAACAGACGAAGTGTATGCCATTACTTTAGATACTGAAGCCGTTTCTGAAGTGATCGTAGAATGCTTTAAAAATATAGAACGAACTAATTAAAAGGTGGTGAGATAATGGTGAAATATCGAAAAAAGCCAGTAGTTATTGAAGCGATAGAGTGGGACGGAACTAATTGGCAAGATCTTCACGATTGGGGCTGTAAATCGGCACAGACACAGGATGATGAATTGTGGATACCGACTCTTGAAGGAATTATGAAAGCTTCTATAGGCGACTGGATTATAAAAGGTATTAAAGGCGAGTTTTACCCTTGTAAGCCAGATATTTTTAAAGCTTCTTATGAAATTGTTACAAACGACAATGACTGAAAGGAAGTGATCCATTATCTCGTAGCTATACGTTAAATAGTACTAATTTTCTTATAATTCACTTATACTGATAAAAAAGTATAAGGAGTTTTGGCATGGCGAAAAAGCATCCGGTTCTCGAAGGTATTGAAGCAATATTTATAGGCATTCCACTCATGCTAATTAGTTTAGCGGTTATTGTGTTGGGTTTATGGTTTGTATGGGAAATATTGAAATTTGTAATTACAGATTTTTTCTAAGTCACTCAATCGGGTGGCTTTTTATTATGTCTTCGTCCTGTTTGAATGACGTTAAAAGTCAATTATTACCTATCGTGTCGTTACACGTTAAAAACGAATAGGAGGAAAATAACAATGAATAAAGAACAATTAGTGGCATTAGGTTTAACAGAAGAGCAAGCAGATAATGTTATCACAGGGTTTGGTACTATGATTCCGAAAACACGACTTGACGACAAAATCAAGGAAGTTACGGAGTTGAAGGAACAAATCACTAACCGCGATACTCAATTAAAAGAGTTAAGTGGGAAAGTAGTGGACAATGTGGAATTATCTGCACAGATTAAGCAGCTGCAAGAAAAAAATGAAACCTCAACAAGTGAGTTTCAAAAAGCTTTACTACAGAAGGAATTCGACTTTGCCTTAGAGCGCGCGCTAAATGGAGCAAAAGCGAAGAATCCGAAAGCAGTAAAAGCGTTATTGAATACAGAAACACTCAAACTTGATGGAGAAACATTATTAGGCTTAGATGACCAATTGAAAGTGTTGAAAGAATCGGATGATTATTTATTCGAGTCTGATAGCTTGCAAGGCAGAACGCCACCTGGTGGAAAGCAACATGTCCCAGGAGGATACAACAAACCGAATCCATTCGCCAAAGAATCATTTAATTTAACAGAGCAAGGCAATTTATACCGCGATAATCCAGATTTAGCAAGTCAATTAAAAACGTTAGCAAAATAACGTTAAAAAACAAACAGGAGGTCATTTTAAATGACAAAAATAGCAGATGTAATCGTACCAGCAGTATTTAATCCTTACGTAATCGAGCGTACAGCTCAACTATCAGCACTAGTGCAAGCAGGGATTGCAGAGCGTGATCCATCATTCGATAAATTAGCAACATCAGGCGGTAAATTAATCAATATGCCATTTTGGTCAGATTTAACGGGAGAAGATGAAATTCTTTCTGATACTACACCACTAACACCAGGGAAAATCACTTCTGGGCAAGATGTAGCTGTACTATTAATGCGCGGTCGTGCATGGAAAGCTAACGATTTAGCAAAAGCATTATCAGGTGATGATCCAATGGCTGCAATTGGTGACTTAGTTGCTTCATATTGGGCACGTCAACAACAAAAAACAGCAATTTCAACATTAGACGGCGTATTTAAAGCGGCTTCTATGGCTGGGAATGTATCTGATATTTCCGCAGGTGTCGGCGCACTTGGTACTTTCACAGGCGAAACATTCATTGATGCAGCGTACAAATTAGGAGATGCAGAATCTAAGCTAACAGCTATCGCTATCCACTCTGCGACATATGCTTCACTTCGCAAGCAAAATTTAATTGAATTCTCTTTAGATTCAAACAATCAACAAATTCCATCTTACATGGGTAAACGTGTAATTATTGACGATAGCATGCCTAACGTTGCCGGAGTATACACTTCATACATTTTCGGTTCAGGAGCGTTTGCATTAGGTAATGGTGCTGCACCAGTTCCAACAGAAACGGATCGCGATAGCTTGCAAGGTGACGACATTCTTATTAACCGTAATCACTTTATCCTTCATCCTCGTGGAGTTGCATTCCAAAGTGCTTCTGTTGTCGGTTCTTCTCCAACGAATGTAGAGTTAGCTACGGCTACTAACTGGGTGCGTAAGTACGAAAACAAAAACATCCGAATTGTACAATTCAAACATAAATTAGTTTAAGAGAGCGCATTATGGCTCTCTTTTTCAATTCTTTTGGAAGGAGTGACCTAGTATGGGTTTAGCTGCATTTAATCGCATGAGACTATTGCAAGCGGAAAAAGAAAAAGAAGAAAAAGAAAAAGAAAAAAAGGTATCAACAAAAAAGACTTCTCAAAAAGTAGGTGAATAACATGTGGAAGCCTACATTCGAAGAAATTTCTATTTTCAAGAGATTGAATCAAGAGAAAACGGAAAAGAAAAACGAGTATTACACAACCATGATTCCAATTGTATTGGAGCGAGCGAATGATTATTGCAAACGAAAGTTTGAGACTACAGATATCCCTAGTGGCGTTTGTTTATTTATTGCAGGAGTTATTCAATTTAACGATAAAAAACAAGGGTTAAGTGGTCGTTCGATGGGGTCTGTTTCGTACTCTTATGATGTCGAAATACCACAAACCTTATTTAAGCACCTCGCTCCTTATAGGAGGTTGAGTTGGAATGGATAATGAATTTCCACATGAAGTATCCATACTCCAATTGATTCCAGGAGAAGATGATGGTTTTGGCGGTACTGGAAAGGCTACATGGGACATTTATGAAACAATAGAGGCTTTTGTCGATACCCCATCATCCAGAGAGATTTATAATGCCATGCAAAGACAGAATCCATTAGATCGGTTTATGTATTACGCATATCGAAAAGATGTTCTCCAGACCATGCGCGTGAAACATGATGGGGATTTGTACGAGATTGCCAGTAAACCAGAAGATCAAGGTGGACAAAACGAGGTTATGAGAATCGCACTCAAGTTGGTGAATCCATGAGTCGAAACAATATAACCTTTGGTAATAAACAATTATCCGCCGCCGTCCTTAAATGGGGTGAGGATGTCCTAGACGATGCAAAGCGTATCATTGCAGATACGGCTTATCTTATCGTCAATCAAGCGAAAGCACTTGCTCCAGAAGATGATGGCTCGCTTAAAAGGTCAATTGAAGTAAATTTCATAGATGATGGGCTTACGGCGGTTGTTACAGTGGGAGCCCATTATGCTATTTACGTGGAATACGGGACTGGGATTTATGCGGAGAATGGTAATGGTAGGCAAGATGCTTGGACGTATTACAGCATTAAGTTAGGTCGTTTCGTCACCACTCGAGGAATGAGACCTCAACCATTTTGGTTTCCAGCAGTAGAAGCAGGTCAAAAGTATTTCCGAAAAGAAATGAAAAAGTTAGGAAGGTGATATCATGTCACTTGCATTTGCAGCCACACATCAAGCTATATACAGTCGATTGCTGAACGATGTACCCGTTACAGCGTTAGTTAAGAAAACTGTAGAAGGAATCGAATATAAAGGCGTATATGACCATTTGACAGAGGATACACCTTATCCTTACATTGTCATTGGGGAACCGAGAACAGATCCGTTTGAAGTCAAAAATACCGATGTGGAAGATGTATTCATCACTCTACACATTTGGAGCAATTATAGTGGCAAGAAGGAAGCATATGACATCCTTAGTGCTTGTCATGAAGCGTTTAAATACAAATTAGCAATAACCGGACATACCGTGATAAAAACGTCATGGAGTGGCGCCCAAGTCTTTGATGACATTGACGCTACGCTAAGACATGGCGTAATTACATTAAAATTCACACTATCAAAAGGGAGCGATTAACCTATGGCTATTAAAACAGGAAAAGACGAATTAATCTTAATATTACCAACAGATAAAACAACTTCATTGGTTATCGAGTACGATCAAATCTTACTAGCGCATCAAACATCTTCTTCACATGCAATTGAAAATGAAATCAGTTCTGAATCTACTAAACAAGGAACGGTTCGTGCACCTGGTATTTCTGCTGAATCATTTGAAGTTGGAGGATATGCAGATACGGAAAATGAAGCGCAAAAAGAATTAATCCGTGCTACACAAGATGGCGTACAAGTGCGCATCTGGAAAGTAAATATTAATAAAAATGCAGAAGGTAAACATGAGACTCGTTTCGGTTATGGTTACTTAGAAAACTATGAAGAATCATCCGAAGTTGAAGGTTTTGCAGAATACTCAGCTACAGCTCAAATCATCGGGAAAACACAAACAGGCGAGTTAGATGCACTACCAGATACAGTTATTGCGCTTGCTAAATACGGATTTGAAAAACCTGGTGAGTACACAGGCGACTTAGACAGTAAAGTAATTACAACATTCGTTTAATTGAAAGGAGAGGGATAACCTCTCTTTTTTTTATGAATACAAATAGGATGAGGAGGGCATACACATGCCATATTTAACGATAAAAGAAGAAGAATTACAAGGTAAAGTAGCTTTTGCATTTGCACGTAAGGCCGACGAATTATTTGGTGACGTGGAAGAAGATGATAAAGGCAAGGTGTTAAATAACGGTCAAAAAACAGGTGGATTAAATGCGGTCTATTTAGGACTATTACAATTCGAACCAACAGCAATCATCCAATTTTGGCAATGTGCTTTAGCTCATCAAAAAAAACAACCTTCTGCAGCTATTATCGAAGAAGCCATTGAACTACGAGCAGAAAATGGCGAGGATGAGGAAGATTTATTTAAGGAAGCATATCAAGCAATTGACACGGCGGGGTTTTTCAGAAAGAAACTAGGGATGTTCTGGAAGGGTACGGAAATGATGCCAGAGACGGGCAAGACCGACGAGGAGAAAGAACAGAACAAGATGGCATACGACGTGATCATGGAAGCGAAGAAAGCACTGGAGGCTTAAATCTACATGGGCTCATGACTGAATGTGTGGAAATACTCGGAGTCGGTGCTTTAGAACAGTTTTGGACGTGGACACCTAACGAGTATCGGACGATTGTAAAAGGTCAGCAGTTACGCAATGTAAATGAACGCGAACAGTTAGCGCTACAAGCTTTATTTACAGCGATTGCACAAAATCCGAAAAAGAAACGAATCTCTCTCAAAGATGTGTATAACGCAGAAGCGGAAAGAAAGCTGATTAAAGACGAAGCGGTGGAAGTGAAAGTAGATAGAAATCTATATCGCCGTGCTTTAACAGACTTGAAAACCTATATGGGAGGAGGGAAAAGTGAATGACAGTCGAAAGGTTTAGCGCAATCGTAGGCGCAAATGTCAGAGAATTTAAACGTAAAATGCGCGAAGTGGACCAAACGATTAGAAGCACGGCATCGGGTACAGTTGTAAATATTGGTGCACAGATAGCCGAGTTTCACCGTAAATATACGGTAGTCCGAAATAGACTTTTAGATATAGCTCGAAATAGTTGGGACGCAAACATAGGCGCAGATACGGCTGAATTTTACGCTAAAATTGCCTTACTACGTGCAAAAGCTCTTGCGCTCGCGCGAAATAAAATCGTCATCCCTATAAGAGCCGCCTTTTCGGGGTTTAGAGAAGGATGGCAAGTCTACCAACAAACAATAGGCAAGATTGCTTCCAACATTAGATCCGTGGGAGAAATAATTGGAAATACGTTTCTCGGTGTATTTATATCACTTATTCCTGCGCTTGCGCCAATTATCGCTAGTATTGGTGGGTTGATAGGTTCGCTTGGTCCTGTGATTGGAACAGTGGCAGGGAGTGCCTTTGCGTTAGTGGGAGCATTTGCGGCGGCTGGGTTTGGGGCAGGTGCCTTCGCGGCGGTTGCTATAACCAACTTAAAGGGTGTGTTTGCTGCATCTTCTGATTTGAAAAAGCTACAAGAAAAATTAGACGATGCCACAACACTAAAAGAACGCACGGAGATCATGAAGGAAATGGAAGCTGTTCAAGGATCATTAAATTCCGAGCAAACGAAAGCTTTGGATTCTATGGGTAGATTAAAAGGTATATGGAAAGGCATTACCGATGGGTTGCAAACCCAAACCCTTCAAATATTCACAAAAGCTCTGGATATTTTTGGTGCCACATTAGAAACCCTTAAACCACTATTCGAGAAAAGCACAGCAGCCGTAGATGGTTTAATGACGAGCCTCGGCACTTCCATGAAGTCACCACCTATTCAAGAGTTTTTAAAATACCTGAATACCTCTGGCGGACCAATGCTTACGACATTTGGACAAGCGTTTGGAAACATTTTCGCAGGTATCGCTTCGATGTTGACTGCATTTGGTCCACTATCAGCAGATACGGCAAAAGGATTTTTAGGCATGACGCAAACCTTTGCAGATTGGGCAGCTGGATTAGGGAAATCAGAGAAGTTCCAAGCCTTTGTTGATTATGTGAAAACAAATATGCCGAAGATCAAGAGTATCGTAGGAGATGCAATTACTGGATTGGTTGATTTCTTTGCAGCGTTTGGTCCTATAGCTTCGGATATGATGTCGAGTCTACAAGATATGATGGGTAGATTTAAAGAATGGTCTAGCACCCTATCAAGCAATAAAGGGTTTCAGGAGTTTATTGCTTATGTAAAAGAATCGGCGCCAAAAGTAATGGAATTAATCGGAAACTTAACTGATTTCTTAATCAATTTAGGAATTGGGATGGCTCCATTGGGTGGAAAGATTATGGAGGTCGCTAATAGTTTCTTTACATGGGTTAACGGCATGATGCAAGGAAACCCAATTATCGGGAAGATTATTGCAGTTGTAGTTTTCCTCGGAGGTATACTCATTGCATTTGTTCCGCACATTATCGCCTTTGGAGCTGTATTCCTTCAAATGTTACCGCATATCAGTAAATTTGGTACGTTCATTTCTGGATTGTGGGCTAAATTGGCGCCTTTAGGAACTACCATTTTAAATCTAGCATCTAGAGCACTACCATGGTTATTGAGAGGTTTTGCAGCTTTAACAGGACCTGTTGGAATCGTAATAGCGATTATTGCAGCTTTAATTGCAATCGGCGTGTATCTATGGAAAAACTGGGATACTATCTCCGCCAAAGCCTTGGAATTGAAGGATTGGGTAGTTGCTAAGTTTACGGAGTTGAAAGATGCTGCAATAGCTAAATTTACAGAACTTAAAACAGCAACGATAAATAAATTCACTGAATTAAAAACCGCTGCACAGAATAAAGTGTCCGAATTAAAAACTGCAGCGATTACTAAATTTACCGAGCTAAAAACGGGTGCAGTTAATAAGTTTACTGAATTAAAAACTGCTGCAATTAATAAATTTACCGAGTTAAAAACAGGGGCAGTTAATAAAGCAACCGAGTTGAAAACGGCAGCGGTGAATAAATTTACAGAACTAAAAACGGCAGCAACTAATAAAGTTACCGAATTAAAAACATCCGCTGTTAATAAGTTTAACGAATTGAAAACCGCTGCAGTGAATAAAGTTTCGGAACTAAAAACCGCGGCTGTGACTAAATTTGCTGAATTAAAAACAGCAGCACAGAATAAAGTGTCTGAAATGAAAACAGTGGTACAAAATAAATTTACGGAAATGAAAGATGCTGTACGCAACAAGATGAATGAAGTCAAAACGAAGGTTGAAGAAGGATGGAACAAAGCTAAGGCCTTCTTAACTAGCATCGACTTAACGAGTATAGGGAAAGCTATTATCCAAGGTCTAATTAGGGGTATTGGTTCGATGGCAGGTAGTATCGCGAGCAAGGTATCCGAAATGGCGGATTTGGTTCCAGATTGGTTAAAGAAAAAACTAGGCATACACTCGCCATCTAGAATTACTACCGCTTTAGGGGAACATACTGGACAAGGATTTGCTAATGGTATTGCAAATAAAGCAAAATCAGCCATAGATGCGGTTAAAGGGATATCTTCGGATATTACAAGCGCATTTGTCCCAACACTTGCAGCGGATCTATTATCCCCTAGTGCAAACATTACGGAAAAACGTAGTATTAATGCTTCTGTATCGCATGATGTGAATAGTCAAAGTAATGTGATGTCGGCTTTATTAGCAGAGATTGCAGAAGCTATTAAAAACGGACAAGAAATCACGCTTAACTTGGATGGTCATCCATTAGCGAAGATATTAAAGCCTTATATTGACGCAATGCAAAGCCAGGATATGTCGAACGTCAATTACATGAATGGAGTGAGAAAGTAATGGACTTGAAAGTTGTTAAACAGACAGGAGAGTCTTTTACTCTCTCTGAAAAAGGAATAATTGTACAAGAGTTTATTCCAGGACCAATCGAAATTAAACGAGAAAATGCTGTACTTGGTGGTCGAGCCGGAAAGATACCTCTTGGTGTTGAGTACGGCACTCGTAAACTTAAAGCAAGTTTGCTATTTATGGTACGAGATCAGTTTGATTATTTAACTAAACGTGACGAAGTAGTGGCTCTGCTAACGATGCTAGAGCCTTTTTATGTGCGCGAAGGTGTAGCGATTGGAAATATGTATGAATTTGAGAAGCCCGGACAGTATTGGGACGCGCTCAACATGTTGCCTCGCGAAACAGTATATATAGATGAAAAACAATGGTTTGTGGAAACGGTTAGCCTAAGTGACCCAGAACAAATAGGGATGATGGGAAAAATTGAATGGGAATTAGAAACGTATACCCTCCCGTTTGGTGAATCTCTTTTAAAAACAAGTCTATTTGAGGTTACTAGCTTTACATTTGATTATCTAGGAAACGCGCCTATTAACCCACGTTATATGCCATTAGAAATAGCCATTACAGGCGTTGGGACTAATGCGACTATCACAAATACCACAACAGGCGAATCGATGGTGTATACAGGCGCAATGAACGCTAGTAATACCTTACGAATTGATAGTACAGAAGGTATGCGGATTACAAAGGATAAATTATCGGTATTGAGAAACACAAATAAAACCTTTATTAGTCTAGCGCCCGGAAAAAATGACTTCATCGTCACCAACTTAACGGATATAAGCGTGACGTTTACACATAAAAATTACTACAAATAAGGAGATGAACGGGTATGCCTTTGAACACCTTCCAAATAAAAGCGGATATAAAAAAACCCATACTCGGCAATGAACCTACCGTCACCTCTAGTGATGACATACTGTTTGTTGTTAGTATTTTAGATGCTGGAGAGCCTGTTGATTTAACGGGCGTGATTACTTGCTCTTTAGTCCATACAAGATTAGATGGCGCAGTAATAGTTACTGATGGCACAATTCAAGCGGATGGGAAGATACATTATAAATTCGGCACATCTGAGACCGCGGTACCAGGTCAAGTTAAAGCTGTAGCGCAATTATATAGCGCTGATGAACGTGTGAGTACCATTGCATTTACTTATAAGGTAGCGCAAGATTCAACCGGAGATGGGTATGTACCATCGATAACGGAGCAAACATTAATACAAGTAGTTATGTCTAATGCACAAGCTAAAATCGACGAATTAAGTCAGGTAAATGTAGTTGATCTTAAGGCGCAGTTGGCAGATAAGGCGAATCAAGCTGAGGTTCGAAAAAACACCGATGCGCTTCCCATAAATGTATCTGAAATGGACACTGAAACAAAATCGCTGTTTACTGGTGGTGCAGTTGCAGTTGTTGGAGAGTATGCAGTAGGTATGGAAAACGTAAAGCCGAAAGCGATTAATCATGAGAAGACAACATTTTTATCTACAGGGAAAAACCTATTTGACAAATCCAATGTCATGCCAAATAAATATATTGGATTAGATGGGAAGTTACTAGATAGCACAACAGACTTTACTTCCATGTTTATTAACGTTTCTCCGAATGATGTGATTACTATAAGTACAAGTCAACGCGTGGGTTTATATGACATAAATCAAGCGCCAGTTACAGTCCTTAATAATGGACCGATAACTACCGCGTTCAGAACATTAACCGTTCCAGCCAATGTGCATTATATAAGAGCGAACTCCATAAATAGTTCACTCAATACTTTTCAAATTGAACGAGGGGATACAGCGACAGCCTTTGAACCTTATCACTATAAAATGAAAAGTTTGGTAGTGGAAGGTATCGGTAATATTTCGGAATTGCCCGTATCTTCATCAATTGTCGACAACTTAAAAATCGCTTTAAGTGCAGGGTTTACAGTATTATCACCAAATCTCCCTACTACCATATCGAAAGATGCGAAAAATAAGACTGCTATACTCTTGATAAATGGTCAAACAGCCATTGAAACTACAGTGGTTTCAAAGACTCGAAATGAATTTAATTTAAAAGGTATTACTCCAATTTTAACGAATGTTACGCAGACTAAATACGGAAACGGAATCCAGTTATCGGGGGCATTGGGGAGTGAATGGTGGAAAGTATACAGTAATTACTTGGTTATCTTAAAGCCGAATACGAAATATACTTTAAGCGCTAAAGCATCCAATAGTAAAATAAATGCATTAGCTTCGGGCGTTATTATCTATGACGGTGTAGATACGACCGCGTCGTTAGGAACGCATAGAAATACAAACAATCCTACTATCACATTTACAACAACAGCGTCAGGGAGTATTAACCTGCGCTTTTATCTAGACAATGAAACATCTAGCGGAACAAATGTCGAAACGAAATACTTCGATATTATGTTAGCTGAATCAGCAACGGCACTCCCGTATGTGGATTATTTAAACGAAACGTACACGATTCCCCCTGTAAATTCTAGTTTTGCGCAGGTTGTAAATATTATACCAAATACAACAATAACCAACCCGGATGGACTTCTTAACTCTATTACTACCGTAAATATTCCGTCTAGCTCCACAATGATAGCTGTTAATGGGCAAGCACCAGATGAAAACGGGGATATAAGCATAGTCATTCCTAAATCTCAAATAGACGGTAAAACAGTGGTTAGTTTTGGAGACAGTATCTTTGGAAACTACTCGCCCCCTGTAGATATATCAACATTTATTTCTGAAAACACAGGCAGTATAGCCAAAAATGTAGGGTTTGGCGGTTGTAGAATGAGTTCTCACCACACTCACTGGGATGCTTTTTGTATGTATCGTCTAGCCGATGCCATCACAAGTAAGGACTTTTCTTTGCAAAACCAAGCTATCATTAGTGGGAGTGGTGAATCTGTACCATTAGGCAACAGATTACCGACTTACTTCCCTACGAGGCTAGAAACTTTAAAAGGGATTGATTTTAATAAAACAGAAATTATAACAATCGCTTACGGTCAAAATGATTATACAGCTATCAAGTTACTGGATAACACAGAAAACCCATACGACATCCACACATATAAAGGAGCATTGCGTTATTCACTTGAAAAAATACTAACCACATATCCTCATATAAAAATAATGGTGTTATCGCCAATTTATTGTTTTTGGTTGGTAGACGGTGTTTTCGATCAAGATAGCGATACGAGGAAATTCGGAGATAACGTACTGCCTGATTTGGTGCAAGCAGCTAAAGAAGTATGTCTCGAATATAAAACCCCTTATTTAGATAACTATTATGATTTAGGATTTAATAAATTTAATAGAACTTCCTATTTTAGTGGCTCAGACGGAATTCACCCGAATTCGGCAGGGAGAAAACGGATTGGAGAAAAAGTTGCTAGTCAATTGATTAGTAGATTTTAATGCCCAATTGAGACAGCTCTGCTATGAGAGTAGAATTTGTGTGATTTAACAATTAATGCTATTATTTGAAATAATACGCGTTAGGAAGTGACCACAATGAAGAAAGATACCGACGATAATAAAATAATTGCGTTTAGAATTCCTCTAACGGAAGAAGAAGAAGAGCAGACATTAGATCTTGCAAACAAAATCCAAGTAATTACTGATCTTGCGAACGAAGGGATTATTTCACAAAGATCTAGAGTTCGTATTATTAAAAAATTAATCTATTAATCTTGTCTGTGACGCAGTAGGAACATACGGTGTCGTAACCATTTATTAAAAATAGCAATAAAAAAGAGCTCTCGGATTATTTCGAGGGCTCTAAATCGTTGTCTATTATTGACGGCATATCTAAATAATAATCAATATTTACTTCCAAAGGAAAAACCATTTGAAGCTCATTAAGTTTAGTATGATCTTCATTCCAGGATAAATGACCGTCGAGAATTCGTTTTAATGCAGCTGTATTTTTTAACCACCTACGGGCGGTTAAATTATTTTCTTTGGATAAGAGATAAAGCTCAACTTCTTTTATAGTGGTCATTCCTTACCTTCTTTCTCGAGTCCTTTTTTTATTAAATCTAATATTGCTTGTGTACGATTGTTAATCCTATTTTCAAACCTAAAATTTTCAATTTGTTCTAATAGTTCTTCAGGAAATCCAACTAGGATCTTTTTTATTTCATTATTCATTTATCCATCTCCTTTTATATATTGTATATACTTTATATCATTTATATTTGACATATGCAACATTTAGCTATAATGTATATATTATATATAAAGTATATACAAAAGGAGGGGTTAATATGTCAAATGATGCAAGCCGTTTACAAAATGATTTGCAAACTGTCGTCGAGTTGATTAGCCCAGGGATTGAAAAGGACAAACTAGCATTAAGAATAGAAGAAGTTTTGTATAGGTATCATATAGAGCATCGTGAGTCGCAAGATTTAGCGAATGATATGGAGGACAAATTAAAATTATTCCTTTCCTCTAAACGTTTAGAGGGTTTAAGTCCTAAGACTTTGAAGGATTACCAATTAGAACTTAGATTGTTTTTTAAATATGAACCTAAAGCAGTGGTTTTGATCCAAACACCAGATGTTCGTAATTACCTTGCTTCACTTGAAAATATTCAAACATCCACAATGGGTAAAAAATTAACTGTTTTAAAAAGCTTTTTTGGATGGATGGTCAAAGAAGAAATATTGCTACGTGATCCAACCGCTAAAATCAGATTACCAAAGAAAAAGAAACGTTTACCAAAAGGTTTAACAATCCAAGAATTAGAATTAGTTCGCGAAACATGTAACACGAAAAGAGAACGGGCATTGATAGAGGTGTTCTATTCAACTGGTTGTAGATTAAGTGAGTTGGCAAGTATGAATATAGATTCTATCGATAAACAAGAAATGAGTACGACAGTAATTGGTAAAGGTAACAAAGAACGGAAAGTTTACTTAACTTTCATGGCTTTGTATCACCTAGAAAGCTATTTAAAAGAGCGAAATGATGATTGTGAAGCGGTATTTATCACTCAACGTAGACCATACAGACGAATGGGGAATAAAGCTATTCAGGTTGAAGTGGACCATATCGAGCAAAGAGTCGGTTTAAAGAACAAGAAACTCACTTGTCATACAATGCGCCATACTCTCGCCCAAAATATGCTAGATAACGGAGCTAAACTTGAAGAAGTGCAAAACATATTAGGTCATGAGAACATTGGAACTACCCAAATTTATGCGCAAGTATCGGAAGAACGGAAGCAACAAGCTCATAAACGTTACGCTTAATAAATTGAATAAGTGCTACCGGGAGCATCCATTGGGTGCTCTTTTTATATAAAATGAGGTGAAACAATGTCCGAAATAATTGTACAAAGTCTTGCTGGAGAACAAGAAGTGCTCTCTGATTTTCAAAGCTTACTAAGAACGCGAAAAGTAAATGGAGAGAAGACTGTTTCACTCCTTGCTTTTCCGTCTAAACGAAATATCCACAGCATGAAGTACTTAACAAACGAATGCTCTATCTTTTTTAATGAAGAGGAGTATGTCATTAAAAACACAGACCAAAAGAGCATTGGGCACTTATATTCCAAAAGTGCGGATGGGATTGCTAAGTTTTATGTGGACCTGATTAACAGTCAACAACCTTTAATCCATAACGGTTCAATGACATTTGAGAACTATATGGCATTTGTTTTTACTGGGACTCCTTATAATTTCGTTATCATGGATTTTGCCTATGCAGAAGCCTATGAAAACTTAGGGAACGACAATCGATTGGCTTTATTTCAAAAAGGCTTAGAACGCTATAATCGTGAGTTTGAGCTGATTGGAAATACGGTTTATCTTAAAAAGAAAATAGGAAATGATACAGACTTTATGTTTGGGTTTGGCCATAACATCAACGCAATTGATATCCATTGTGATTCTACTAATCTCGCTACTCGTATTCTAGGTAGAGGGGCAAGTACAAGCCCAGAAGAAACACCAGAAAACGAGAAAGTATATATAACAGCGGAGTATATTTCCCCTAAATCAGCAGTGTGGGGTGTAATTGACAGTCCATCTTTAACGGATGAAAGATATACAAGTAAAGAAACGCTATCGGAAGCGATGCAAGAAAAATTGATGGATGAACCAGAGTTTTCCCTAACGATCGATTTTCAAGATTTACGCGCTGCAGGTTATCCTTACACGGTTCCAAATGAAGGGGATAGAGTGTTTGTTATCCATGAAGGCATGGACAACTTGGAAATTGAAACAAGAATTGTGGAAATAAATGAACAGTTTGAATGGGTAAAAGGTGAGCTTGTGCCTGTATACACAAATGTTACTCTAGCAAATTATCAAAAGAAATTTGCAGAAAATATGTTTGATGCGATTCAAAAACAATTATCCGATATCGTGAATAGTGATGGTGTGATTAAGTATTCTGTTGTGGATGAAGCCATCCGATTAGCTACGCAAGCATTGCAAAGCGCTCAAACAGAACTAGAATTTGAGAATGGCATCATAGCAAGGGATAAGACGAACCCAAATAATCTAGTGCTATTTAATGCAGCTGGTGTAGGTGTATCGGTAAGTGGTGGGCAAACCTTCGAAGCTGCAATTACTGCATTAGGGGTTATTGCAGAAAGAATCTTCGGTAAATTGCTGATTGGTGAACAGCTCTACATCGAATCAGATAGTGGAGTCATTACAATTAAAGATAATAAATTCACGGTCAGGGATGCCAGTAATACAGAAAAAGTTGTTTTAGGCGAAGTCGCTACGGGTGAATATGGCGTATATGTAGCTAAAGGCGCTATCACAATCGAGCGCCCAGACGGATACGCCATAATTAATAACGGGATGAGCGTATATGATGTCAATATACAAGGGTCCTCCCCGACATTTACGAGTCCTTCTGTATCGGTGGAAAATTGGTATTTTAAAACAAACAGTACAACTTCTTCCGATTGCGATTTCTTTTCTTACGAACATAAAGCCCGTTATTTAAAGCTGAGGTTGGCTTATAAAACCCAAGCACCAGGAGGTAGCGCAACAGTTACTATTGAAAGAGGAACTGTTGCGCTAGGCAATATAGAAGTATTGGCGACAATTACGACAACCTCGTCAACCGAGGAGTTATACGCGACAATTACAGTCGACTTAGGGGTGCCAACAGGGGCGGTAGGTACTTTTTACTTAAGGTTAAAAACAAATGAGGTAGCTCACGCTGCGTATGCACGAGTAAACCGTAAATGGTTGGAGGGATGATAATGGAAAAACAAATACAATTGTTTGTAAATGTGGACAATGAAGGAAATATCATTACAAGTTATCACGGAGAAAATATTATTGCAGCGGACCCTTACGAATTTTTCTTTTTAACGGATGTGCAAACGGTAGAAGATATAGGTCTATATAAAGTTGTGATGGTAGGCATGAAGCCAACATTAGTATTAAAAGAGAACGCTCAATAGGCGTTCTTTTATTTTGTCTAAAATAAAGGAGTGAAAAAGTGGAGCCGTCAAATGAGGAATCAAAGAAAATATTGGTGTCGCTAGGGAAATTAGAAGAAAAATTTGAAAGTTTGAATACCGCGATGAATGCAGTATCGAAAGTTTCCGAATTGGTTATACAGACAGATTCAAGTGTTAAGTCAGCGCACGTTCGGATTAACGACTTAAAACTCGATATTGCCAAAGAAATACTACGACAAGAAACGGCAACAGAAAAAGAATTTATCGCACAAGAAACACTAATAAAGGAAAAGTTCGTGGAACAAAAAGTGGGGATGAAAGAAGAGTTTAAAGTAAGGGATGAAAATTTCAGTAAATTCACAGGGAAAATAGAATTCTTGCAAAGAACCCTTGCAGGTAGTTTTATTACATTTTTGTTCGGGATCGCGTTGTATATCATTCAGAGATTTGGGGGTAATTGAAAATGACAACAGATAAATTAAAACAACATATCGCTTTATTCGGAGGATTGCTTTCAGCGGTCCTTTTGTTTTTGCAGACTTTAGGAGTGACATTTACATGGTTTACAAATGATTCAATTGACGCTTTTGTAAATGCGTTGCTTGCAGCGGTACCGTTTATTTGGGTTCTTTACGGAGTTTACAAAAATACTTATTTGGTAACTAAAGAAGCAAAAGAACAAGAGAAAAAATTGATAGAAGAGGGGCTGAAATAATATGACATACGCTGTTATCAACGATTACATTGAAAAAAGTAAGTATCCGATAAAAGCCAAGTATGAAATGACACCTACGTCAATTACTATTCACAACACATGGAACGATGCTTCAGCAGTTGCGGAAGTTGAATACATGCAACGTAATGGTAATGCAGTATCTTTTCATGTCGCAATTGATGATAAGCATGCGATCGTCGCTGTGCCGTTTAGTCGTAACTGTTGGCATGCAGGTGACGGTAGTTCTTTGACCAGCGGCAATCGCACATCTATAGGCATCGAAATATGCTACTCGAAAAGTGCTGGAGATAAATACAGAAAAGCCGAAGCGAATGCAATCGAGTATACGGCGCAACTTTTGAAAAAGTATGGATGGGGTATTGATAGAGTAAGATTCCACAAAGAATGGAGTGGAAAGAATTGTCCACATCGTATATTAGATGAGGGCAGGGGCGATTCTTTCAAAAAGTCTATCGCTAATCGACTAGTTGAATTAAACAAGAAGTTAGTAACTCAAGTATCCAAACCTGTTGCAACTAAAACAGCTACTCAAACAAAAGGAACATACCGCATCAAAACAGGCACTTTCAAAAACGCAAGTGCGCTCGCGGATGCAGTCAATAAAATAAAAACAGATTTTGGTTTCGTAATACATGAAGCTGCTGATACTACTTCATTCAATTCTGATTATCGCATTTACACAGGTACATTTACGACAAAAGAAGCTGCAGAAAATGCTCGAGCGAAAATCACAGCGAAGTATGGTTGGCTTACTTACTTGATTGACGAAACTAAATAAAAAGATAGCGACCTTCTCATAATGAGTTGGTCGCTTGTTTTGATTATACAAATATTTCAAATTCATTCGGTCGAACCCGGTTAGTGATTGACGGTTCTACAACTTCTAACACTTCTTTTTCCTTCCAAACCTCCCATTCCGTTATATTAAACTTTTCGATGGCCCATGCAGTCAATACGATTCCGCACAGCCCGAATCCAATAATATTTATCAATCTCTCATCCTTTCAAAGTTTTAATAGCTTGTTGATCGCTTCTATTTTACGAGGTTCGAGGTGGCGTAGATAAAAACGGATATACTCATCCATAAAATCCTTATTGTAGAGTGTCATTTTGATCAATACAGCAGCGGTAGATGTTGGGGTTATATCTAAAGCATGAGCAAGGTTACAGAGAGTATCATAGCTTTCTTGCGGAAACTTAATAGTAACTTTTCCCGTTTCTCCTTTCATCGTTATTTTTAGTTTTGGTCGGTCGCTATACCCAGCCGTGATTGTATTAGGTCGATGATAATCCCTCCGAAACCATTTTCTAATAGAAGCAATGATTAATTCATGGGTAACTGCTTTTTCAATCAGTCTTTGTGCTGCATCTTTTACTGGTTCTTCGCTAAGATGTGCAAAGTGGTAAAGTAAATCCTTTAATTCCAATGACATCGTTGGTTTCACGTCCACTTTTTTATCACTTCTCACCTTCCTGTCTTTCTCCCCCATTCTCTTCAACTGGTAACCCCCATTTTTTTAGTGTTATCCCTAGTAATGATTCCTAAGTTTAGTAGGATTCCTAGGGATATTAGCATTATATGAAGAGGGAGGTAGCTTCATAACCTGTTAAATTAATTTATTACAATTGTCATAACTTCCTGTCTCGCAACCTATATTTGTATTACAAGTGTAGTAAAAAACGAAAGGGGCAAGGTAATGAACAGATTGATACTTGGTGTAGATGCAGGAAACCACAAAGCAAAGGTAGTGGGGCCATTCGGTATTGACTCATTTAAAACGAACATTTGTGACTGGTTCGAGCGTGATGTGGAAGAAGTATTTGGAAGGGATGATATGGAATTCGAGATTAATGGAAGAAAAGGTTTTGCTGGATCTATAGCAGAACACGAAGATCAATTTGGGGACGGAACTATGTATGGAGATAGCAAAGCACACGAGGATACAAAGATTAGGGTACTACTTGCAATTAATCGTTATTTAGAACGCTACTGTCCACATTTCACAGACATAGCACTAGTTACAGGGCAACCTATTAAACGTCACAAACAAGCGGAAAAGGATGCTATTTCTTCTATGTTAATAGGCATTCATGAAATAAAAGTGAATGGAAAAACAAGAGTCATTAATATAGAAAAAGTAGGTGTAGCTCCAGAGGGAAGTGGCGCTATTTGGAGTTGTCCACAAGATGGCATTATTAAGATTATTGACATAGGAAGCGGAACTGTTAATGTGGTTTCCATTGTTGATAGGAAGCTTATAAATACGGCTTCTACTACGTTTAATTTTGGTGTAGAAACAGTTAACAATAAGGATGATCTAGGAACCATCGCAAGAGGAATAATTCGAAACACGACTAAATTGAAATGGAACAAAAATGACAAAGTATTAATCTGTGGAGGAATAGCAGAAGGAATTGCCCCTCACCTTATCGAACATTACCATAATGCAGAAATATTAGTGCCAGAACTGGTTCGTGGGAATGGGGTGACAAAATTACATCCCGTTTTCGCAAATGCAGTCGGATTTTATGCACTAGCGGAGGGAGCATTTGGATAA